GTGACTTTCGGGGTTTTAGGTTTACTCGCAGGTTGTGCAACGCTCGCAATGCGGCGCGGATTCGACTTACTGGCTGGACGGGTGGATTGCATGTTTTGTTTATTTTCGTTATTTTTATGATGTTTTGTGCAACTGAAGCTCTGACGTACAGGTGTAATCTTTTGCCAGGTTTTGCGCGTTTGGAGACCCGCGTTTTGCAAAAGAGTGGTGGAAATTCGATCCTGTCTATTTCCTTGCCATACCATGTGTGGTATCGGTGAGTCTTTTTCGGTGGACACACGTGAGACCCGCTGTACAAATTGTTGTGATATATCCTGTTTCAACAATTCCCAAGCGCACGTGCGTATATTTTCATCCTCTCGTCTAGATTGGGTAACAGTTATAAGCTGTATTTTCTCATCTAAGAACCCATATTGGCAACATCCCTATTCATAATCGCGCGCGGCTAATTTGTTGAAAACTGGATCGATCACAAAGGCCGGTACGGCCCGAACCGAATCATAAATGTTTTCTACGCGATTTATATCTTGCACAGATATGTCGTACCTCCGACATATGATCTCGAGAGCTGTTGCTCTATCGACACCTTCAGAAGTGATAGTAGGTTTATACCATCCATCTTCTGCTGCGTTCAAGATTGAAGAAGTGTGTTGGCCGTTGCGATACAGAGCTGCGACAGCAGCGCCAAGAATCGGATAGTCACGCGGGACTCCGACCATTCCTTGCGCCATTGCTCGCGAAGCTTTTGCCGTGCCGCCGAGCGAAGCCGGATCGGTTTGGAGCTTGCCAATCTTCAACACCATAGATGGCAAATAGAACCAAGAAATACGCCCTTTCTTGTCCGGCAAAAACGTTCCCTTGAGAAACGTTGAATATTCGACATGCTCGTGGATTTGTACCTTCAACTTGAAACCCATGTCATCAGCCATGCTCTGTATATCTCTTTCGCGCGAAGTCGGCATGATTCGCGCTGCAACGACTAAACATAGTCCCATCACAGCCTTTGTGTTTCGCACAGTAGTCCACGAGCTGCCAGTAGGCAGTTGTGGTCCAGGGTCGCCGTTGATGACTACTCTCTGGAATGCGGCGACGTATGGTTCGCAGCAACTATTAATGAACTGAGTGGTAACCTCTTCTGGTACCCCCATTCGTTCGTCTGTGTGAGAACACGCCACGATGCACGGAAACGTGTGAGATTGGTCACACGCACTGAGGTCGCCTTCGATGATCATTGAACCGTGGCGCATAATGATATCGTCACCAGCAACAGCAATGACGTTGTCGCCATGTGCTATCGCCTGTCCGATTTCAGACAATTGTGCGCCAGTCAGTCCAGATCCAAACCAAATTCGTACATTCACAGTCTTTCCGCATGCTGTGTAAGAGTACCATTGGCCCGAAAACAATTCGTGCATTGCGTCAGCAACCGCCCGAGACCAGGGCGCGTTTCCGACGTGATCGAACACGTCCATGACGACGATCGATCGTGGCTTGATCGCATACGGCGGCTTGCAAGCGATGGTTTCGTTAGTCTTGACGTTCAACTCTTTACGTGAACGATACCAGATATGTATAGGAACATTCCAAGGTTTGACACTCGGCTTACCATCTGGCGACTCGCGAACGCGCATGTCGTTCCACAAAGAAACGTAGCGCTCCACATCGTACTTGGACGGCATCTTGACTTCACGATGACGCCCTTCTTGCATGTCAGCTGCTTTCTGCAGAAACAATGCGGCTTTCGCTTTCTGCCATGCACTAGCGCATTCTTCTATAGTGTACGGCTTCAGCACGCCCTCCGGGATGATTTGCGAGTAAATGATTTCAGCCAATTGCCAATTGCGGACGAGAGTTACATCATCCACTGAACTCACCACTTCGGCGTGTATACGCGCATAAGCGGCAAAAATCAAGTTGCTTTCGGTCTTAGCAGGCGCATACAAGTCTCCTGATGTACGTATCAAGGGATAGAGCAAGTTGCGTCCGGGCCGAGTGCCTCGCAGCACTTCAAACGCCTGTTTTGGCGTCATCGTTTTTCCATCGACGGTGATTTTGAGCGTTCCGCGCGGAACGTGTGTCGGCATCGCTTCGACTTCGACCGGCATGAGAGTGTCCGCTTCAGTCAGACGCACCCAACCGCTTTCGTTTCCGAAGCGTTCAGAGCCAGGCTCTGTTTCTCGCGCGTCGCGCCATCTTTCGTAGACAGCGCGGAGGTTTGCTCGATGATTAGTGATGCAACAATAAACGGAATAGAAACACCAACATCCGATGATTCCCATTATAGTTGCATATATTTCGAGCATTCCGAACAAAGAATTTTTATCGCTATGACTGTCCGTTGCCAACGAACGCTTGTCATGTCGCATCGGAGTCCCACGATACTGGGATGCGAACATAAGCGAAATTATCCACACCAATACTACGATAACTATGAATTTTTGACAAAAGTTACGTGTCTGTTGCAATGGGGCAACGCTGCGTGCGTTGACCAATGCCACTTCGGTGTCGGAATGATCTTCTCGGACGGCGTGCATGTCATTTGCCATTGCGCGCCGGTGTTTGTACAATATTGCCATAGCTGTGCCTTTTACAATCGAAACATACACTTTTGGAAAGCGCTCTTTCAAAGCGACCATTGTACGGTCGTCTTTGGCGGCCTCTTGGACTTTCGCCGCCACACCATCGAAAACATATCCGGTTGGTTGGCGCACGACGTTTTGAAGCCAATGCGAATTCATTATGAGTGTATTGTGCAGGAAGCGACGTTCACGCACAAACCAGTTGTAGTACCACATGTTGTTTTCATCGAAGTCGAATTGGAAACAACCAATTTTTCCCCAGAGCGTCGGCGCCTGTAAAACCATCCAGTCGATCTGCGGATCGCCGGGTGTGAGGTGCACTGCTGCAGGAACGGTTGTGACTGACGAGCTTAGATGGACTTTAAAAATAAAGTACGGACCTATGGTGGCCTGGTGTCGTATATCGAGCTTATCGATTGTCTTGTGCTCAAGGAAGTCAATGCTGTAATGACGAGGATATGTAAAATTGCCTTTGTCCGGCGAGAATACAATCATTTCGTCTTTAGCATCGCGATACCACACGCCTTCTTCTGGACCAGTGTACTCCGGAACAGAATCGGAACCCGCTGCACCGCGGAACATTCGTGTGATCACGTACAAGTCGTTAGTGCGACTCAATTTGCACCATTTGGCGTACGTTGCAGGCGAAACAGGATGATCGCCGTCCCAGTACACGTCGACAGCGTATACCAAATCATATTCTCCGGTGGGATCCACGCGCGTAATTGAGCGTGTACAATCTCCAGGAAAGAATTTGTTTGGCACCAAATCGACTGTGCATGTTAAGACGGTTCCGTGTCCGCGATCTTTGACCTCTAGCAGAGTTTTGTCTCTGGCGACTCCATATACCGATGCTACGCGCGCTCGTGTCAGGTTGGATATTTGCTGTTGTGCAGCATACAACGTAGCCAATTCGCGGCACGTGTGCGACAGAGGATGGTCCACGGCTCGTTCGTCACATTCGACGAAGGCGTAGCCCATCTTGCGGCAATATTCGACAACTTTTGTTTCTACGCTCGGAACAGAGGCTTTACGAGAACCAAGCACGGTTCGCAAAGTCGTTTTCGCACTAGGAAGTACTGATTCCATTGCGCCGACGGCTTTTGCCAGTCCTTCCACACTGCGGACTGTCGTGGAGACATCGACTTTCCAGTCGATCCCTTCTTTACTCACTTTGGCATCTGGCGGCGCTGCATCACTTCCGCTTGCTGCAAGCATCGGCGACACTGTGGTTCGCGAACGGTCATGATCTCGTACATGCCCGTGTCGGGATTCACTTGATAGCGCAGGTGCGTGCACAGCAGTGGACACGGTTCCAGTCG